GTTCCATGCGGTTTCCCCAGAGACCATGTTCTCATCGCAAAAATACTCAATAGTATCCTCAAGTACTTCCTTGAGTTCTATCAATTGTGATGCTCGTTCGTTGTTCATAATAATATTATACCATGTACTACTTAATTTAGGAAGATAGATGTGGCAGTTTGTGAGATGGCACCTGCAACTGAATTTATACCAATTGCACCCTTTGCCTTAATGGTTGCTGGTCCAGTCTTAGACTCCATACGAATAAGTCCGTCATGTGCCATTACATTGTAAGCACCTTCCATTACATTTAAATTAAATCCAGTTGAACCGCACTGCATAGAAACTGGTCCTGAAGGATTAGCAACGGTAAATCTAGGAACATTATCAGTTGTAGAACCACCAGGCATAAGAGCAAGATCTACAGAACCATGACATATTGTACTAATACCAGACTTAGTAGCAGCAGGGTTCTTATTAATATTAATCTTCTGATACAAAGCAGTAGTAATCATTTCAATAGAATTATCAGCACTGATAATACACTCTACACCAGAATACTTCTGTAATTTTGATGCATTTTCAAACTCTTTACCCGTAATAGATGTCTTAGTTGCTGCCATTCTTAAATTTGCTGCTTGCATTTCAAATGCAGCACCAGCAACATTCATATCAACATCAGAACCAAAACTAATGATATGCTTTTGAATCTCTTTATTCTTAGGTACACCATGCTTACTAACAGATTTTGGAGCACCTTGAGCACTGAAGAAGAATCCTCCCCCAACTTCAATATGACAATCACCTGTTACTTTTAATCTATAATCACCTTGAACTGTTCTACAGTAATCATTATCAACAACCTTTGCATCATCTCCATGCACCTCTTCAGTCTTAGTACCTGCCCAACTAATGTGGTCAGCAAGTAAATTACCTTCATCCCCATTGGCAGCACTACTAGGATGATATCTGACTGGAAATGCATCAAGAGATGTCTTTATAACTGTTCCTGTAGGATCTTTTAATGTCCACGCAATAGCAGCAGGATTTCTTTCCCATCCAGAACCAGCGTTTTCAGTATATACATTGGTTATAGAACCTTTAATAGTATGAGTACCAGCTTGTACATTCTCTATACTAAATGTAGATGTTACATTATGGGATTGGAACATTGATGTCTGACCCAGAGTTACTCCATCCCATGAAATACTACCCTGATTGTCTGCCTGAACCTCAAATGTATATGTTCCCTCAACGGTAACAACTACTTCCCATGTACCAGTATGTGTTCCTAGTAATGCTGAAGTATTAGATGGATAAACACCATAAGTTTTTAAGAAATCACTCCATAAACCTTGTACACCATCTGGTAAATTGTCAGCAGATCTAACCCAAGCAGTCTGTGAAGACGTTGTTCTAGTTGATGCTGCAACTGCCTCTGCTGCTGCAATACTAACTTCATCCTCTGATAGATCTGGGAAGTCTTCTTTAATCTTTCTCTTAGCCATCCACTCTTGGTGCATAGCATTATTCAAACTTACTGAAGTATGTGTAGTACCATTCTCCCTCTTTATAATAGTTGCTTGACGACCAGGCGTACCAACATATAATTCAAAAGAACCATTAACTTGTGTCTTAGCAGTAGTTAAATAAGGATCTGCTTCTGAAAATACAGAGTCAAACAACCCACCAGCAATTTGAGTAGACTGCCCACATTTACCTCTAGTCTCACCTCTAAGTACTGCTATGGAAGCAAATTCTTCAGGAGTACAATGAGTTACACCAAATAAAGGGAACCAACCAACATCATCTTCACCACCTTTAGGTGGTCTAACACAACCTGACTCAGAAAATTCAACGAATAATTTTATCAACCCAGTCAATGTGTCAACATCTTTAGTGAATAGGTCAGTCTTTTCAGAGAATATTTTATTACCAGCTTTCCAAGTATCTAATACTTCCTTAGCATCTTGATAATTAGAAACTACTGCTTCAGTCTCCGATACTACTGTAGTAAGAGTATTCAATAACTTTTCAACGTTACAAACTACAATACTAATAACACCCTCGACACCTTGAGTAACAAACGTTGGTTTATCAATCAGACTAGCTAAATATGAATCTAAATTAGTTGTTACAGTAGTTAATGGTGTGTTAATAAAATCTGTTAAGTTATTATCAATAGCACATAGACTAGATAATATTTTACTTACCTCTGCCTGTACAGCAGTCTGTACTACATAAGGTGCTCCAGTTGACTTGTTCAATAAAACAGACAACTCCAAATCATCGATAAGAGTAGAGGTTGATGTACGCATGGCACTAACAACCTGAGTAAATACTGTTCCTAAAAAGTTTTGTATCTTTGCAGTAAGTTCTGCATTTGTTATAAGAGTTCCTGTAATAACATTTAAATATTGTCCATCACTCGATTTAACTAACAGTCCAGCTTGGTCTGCGAGATCTTCCAAAAGATATGATAATGTATAATCTAAACTCTTCCAAGGTCCACCAACACCATTAGCAGCAGGTATTGGTTTAGCAGGTTGTCTTGGTTTCTGAGGATTACCAGCACTACCGTTAATACCAGGAGTCATACCTACATTAAGAGGTGACCCTTTACCACCAATCTCTGTAGTTGTAGTTGCAGAAACTGTTGATACACTATTATTTTGTAATCCTGGTCTTCTAAAATTATCTGACCCGATACCATTAGGGTCGCCTGGTCTATTTGATGCAGGGTTTATAGTACCTGTACTACTTGCTTTCATATCTTCACCAGTGAAAGCAAATTCTTTTATCTGTCTAGATTCTGTAGCTTTATTGATACGCATAACACCAATTACTATTGGCATCTGTGCGTCATCACCATCCATAAAGAATCCCATAACAACTGCACCAGGTTGCAATTGCCCCGAAGATTCACCTTGACCATCATTACCCGCTTGAGATGTATGTTGTAATACCGTTGCCCAAGGAAGATGGTCTGTCTTTAGATCTGCGGTAGTACCACCACGAACATTAGTATAATATCCAAGCACACGAACTCTAACCCTACCTAATTCCATAGGGTCTTCATTATCTTCAACTTCACCAACCCACCAGAAAAATCCGTCCTTCCCTACAAAGTTAATATTATTCTCATTAATTATACCATCGATTGTCTGGTTCATTTTTATTAGGGTCTTATCATGTATATTTATTGAACTCTTAGATACTTATAAATTTCATCTGCACCCCAAACAATCCTACCTTTAGAATCCAAGAATCTATCTCTCATAAAAAGTTTATGTCCATAGACACCAAGTTCAGCATGACCTGTTATAACTTCCCCAGTTTCATCCATACTAGTATCAAACTTACCCATCCATGCTTGACCATCATACTTTAATACCATATCACAATCTTCATTGCGAACTAAACCACTATAGGTTCCACCCCAATGTTCTAAAATAACTTCTTTATCCGACACCTCTACCAATTTCTTATAGGTTTTTAAATACGGTTCATTGGGTTTTCTTCTCCCCCAATGAATCGAATTTATAAACTCATCGTTTTGCTCCCATCTGACAGTTACTGATTTATATAAAGTGGGAGCTGATTGTGCTTGAATCTTATTAGACCAAGTTCCGAGTAACCATGATAAAAAATTTGTCATCAATCGTCATATACTAGGCACTCTGGCTCGTCAGGATGCATTTCACAGAATAGTTCAATTGTATTAGGATCATGATGGTCACCTGCCTCAATCTCATCAATGTGATGCTCACGATAAACTTCTAACTCATGTAACTCCTCTGCAACGTGTCTACGAGATGCAGGACTAGTTGTTGGGTTGTCAAGAATGTCTCTATCTTTTTGAATGTGTTCTTCGATAGTCTTCATAATTTTTTTCTCCGTTACTATAGGTAACAATAACTATTTATTATCCTAGTATACTATCTCGACCTAGCAACAGTTCTGTCTTCATTTTAAGACCATCTCCAGTATGATGACGTACACCCATAATAATATATCTACCACTATACTTCCTATCATTCTGTACTGTCGTACCAGATCTGAATGTTCCTGGTAACTTAACCTGTATACCATGTCCAGCATAAAGGTCTAAATTACCTGGAATAGTAATCATCAATTTAATATTTTTAAGTGTCTCCCTACGCAAGTATTCATATGCTTGAAGTTCAACAATCTCTTCATAGTTTTTCTGAGGGTTATTCTTATATTTTGGATCAAATAATTGATTAGGTATCATCGTATACCTAACTCTCTTTGGTTGGTCAAGAACTTTTTGTATTTCTTTATCCATCAAAGTAATTGGATTGACATAGTTTGTACCACCAACATGGGACATCTTTTTCCATACCTTTTTAAGAGCATAATTATACTCTTTCTCCTTCATATCAGTACTAACACCAATTCTTGATTGGTTTATAGAAACTGGGTCAAACCCAATACTATATCCAGCCCATGCACCATGCCTTAACCCCATAAGATAACTTCTCTCTTCAGGGAATATTACACTATCAATTTTATACTGGTCATCACCACCATCATCTTTCATACCTTTAGGTGAATATGTGTAAGTATAGAGTGCTGGTTTACCCTTTACAGCATCTGTTTTCTCTTCCTTCTGCTCATTAACATCATCAATCATCTTATCAATTGATTTGAAATGGAATCCTAAAGCAGATTCCCAAAAATTAAACCCATTCTGCAATACTCCACCCTTCTTAGACTTACGAACAGATCTCTCAGCAACCCAATAAACTACATCAATAGGTCTCCAGTTAGGGATAACCAATCTCTGTTTATTGATAGTTTGCTCTAAGAATAAACGTTTCTTACTTCCCAAGTACTTCTTATCCCTCACCAATTTTCTAATAATCTGTGATGCCTCTATAGAACCAGAGAATATCTTTTCAGTATGACCAAAAACATTTTTAATTTCATTCTTAATAAACTCATCAGAGACACAATTAACTATAAAAACATCTGCTGTCTGTGCTGTTCTAACTCTATCCTCAATATGGGCACATCTCAACCAATAATCCCTCTTACCTGTAAAATGAAATACAGTTAATTTAAACACTTCAGATCCAGTCAATGCTCCCATTAAACCTGATGAATCTTCAACGATAATACGTGCTTCAATAGTAGCAGACTCAACCGCTTCTATAATTTCAAAACCCTTAATGTATTCAGCAAGTTCATACTTACCCTCAGAGTTCTCCATCCTCTTACCATTACGCCAGAGGCTAATTTTAAAATCAATTTCTGCTGTGTTAGCTCTTTTACTCATTATTTTTTCTTAGAAGAACTTAGTTGAGATGCCAACGACTTGAAGACACCCATAATAGCACTTCCTTGTTGTTGTTGTGCTTGTTGTGATAATCTCGCAACAGCTTCTGCACCCATCCTTGCTTGACTAGCACAAGCTTTATTGGATGAGTTAACTGCTGATGTAATCTCCCTAGCATTCTGACTGGATTGATCATGTAGTCTAGACATAATATTACGTTTCTGTTGTGATGCTTCGTACTTCATTATCTGTCTATGTCTTTCATTCTGCCTCTTCTTAAATTCCATCTGTTCTTCTTTCTTATCCTTTCCACCCTTACCACCGAATATACCCTGTAGTACTTGACCTAAACCACCAGACATCGAACCACCTGCTTTCTTCTTCTGTCCACCTCTTTCTGTTGGCATACCAAACATTCCAAATAAGGCATCCATCATTCCACCACCTTTACCTCCCTCTTTTCCAAATCCACCACCAATAATTCCACTAGCAAGTGTCATAATAAGATCTTTACCAAATCCACCATCCTTTCCTCCGACTAGATTGGTAATCATACCCATCATACCTTTCATCATTAATGGATTCATTCCACCCATCAAAGCATTCATAGCATTGGATGGTTTATTTTGGAATGTGTACTTACCGTATCTAACTCCTCCACCACCAGTAAGTAATCCCATTAGTCCACCTTTATTTAAACCAGAACCAGGTTTGAATATAGTTGATGTCAACAATTGCTGTGTTTTAGCTGGATCTAGTCCACTTTCACTCAAACGTTCCTTAAGTTTATGTGCTTCTTTTGCCAACTTCATAGCCTTACCAGCAGCATTCAACTCAGAATTAGAGAATGAACCCTTTATCTTACCACTTTCTACATTAGGATACTGACCTGGTGCATGTAATATATCATGGAAACTTCCACTCTTTGCTCTAAACATCTGAGAATTACCTGTCTTATCAATAACAGCCTTTCTGTTAAAAACAGTTCTTGCTAATAATGCCTGAGTTAATTCATCTCCACGATGAGATGCAATCAATCTTTGTACTAACCCCAATCCACCTGATTGAGGTTCTTGATATGCTTGTGGTGTTCCAAAAGTACTACCTACACCCATTCCAAAATTACCACCACTTCCACCAGTACCACCCCAACCTTTAAACATATTGGTGAACCAATTACCTTCTCCACCAGATTTAAGGTTATTG